TATTCCTAACCTTCACACGCACAAGTAGTACATTGGTCCCTGGCGTAACCATATGAAATTGCAGCACATTTAAAATCTTCCCCAGCGAAGCTGGAAATTAAAAATATGTACTACAAAATAACATACAGCTGCGCTAGACGGGATCCCCTTTAAAGGATCAACCGTGAATGGGGCTACTCCATTCGTTCTTCTTCGTTTCTTAGGGCCCAGGTCATAACTCCTGAGTCAGCACGCTTTCAGTGCTGTTTACCCCCTGGCTCCTTTGCCAATCAGACTAATTTGTGTCGGAAATCCGGGCGTCAATCCGGAGGCGTGGCATACAATAGAATTACGGCTCATGCGTCCCACTATTCTCAACCAACGATCCTTAAGGCTCAGTGTCCTCCACCTATGACACTAGGTTTCGGTCATCGTCTTGGGGATGTTACAACAATTGATGCCATCATAACAGCATCAATCGCTCTCACAGCCCCCGAAAGGATCTCGCGTTTGTTTCCAGGCAGTTATCTTTTCCGAGCGCCCACCTCGAGTAGTTTTCCATGGGATACCAGCCCGTAACTACAAATCTGGGAGAGCATCCTCGTAATAATAACGAGGGGGCCCTAGCCAGAAATAAAGTTGAAAATCTTCACCTGCACCGACGTGCAGCGGCACGCGCATATTTCCGCCGGGGTGCTCCATCACATATGTAAATGATGGCACTCCAGGCGTTCCTGTAATTGCGTGGACAGTGTGTTTCCTTGGTGATAGGAAACGAAGGTTCGTGTAAAACGGAACTTCGAATGTATGGATCGGATTGACCAATTCAGTCCATCTAGTCATGCCGCTAAAGGAATTCAACTGATACACTAAGTTTAAGTAAGAAATAGTAGCAATGAGTCCTGTAGGTAAGCTCAGAGAACTGGCGCTATTGACACCTTCATCCGAGCGGGCAACATGATGGCACGACCTCTGATTTCCATAGTCAGTTTCCACAGAAGTTGTATCTACGCTCCACCTTATCGATCCTCGCCATCCACCATAACATGGTCCTAAGAATGTAAACAAGTTAGTGGCGGAATAAGTGTAGGGAAGCACTGTTCCAACATCGATCTGCGAAGTTCCGCCTTCATCAGGCCAATATCCACCGAACATTGGGAACGCAGTGCGCGTTATGCGCAACAGCCACGATCCAACATCGGCCTCTCCGTAAATCAACTCGGAAAAGGCAAAACGTTTGAACAACTGCCGAAAAGAAGCAATGGTTTCACCGAAGAACAATAAATCTATCTTGGGCGAATCCCCTGCGGGAGAAGCGAAAGTTGTTAATGTCGTTGGATCAGTTACAATACCTTCTTCTGTGGCATCGTCCATGTGTCCAGCTTCCGGTTGAAACTTTGCAGCTAGTGACATTGGCGATGTACGAAATTTCACTATGTCATCACTTGGTTGGGCAACTTGAAAATCATCCAACGCTGACACGAAAACGTTCACCGCAATATGCGAATCTGATAACGTACTATTGGGTACAGTCAACTTATTTAAAACATATACGCTCAACACACCATTTGATGTTGTGATGTGAGGTAAAGCTGCTGTTGCGCTCATAGACGCTGCATCAGTGGTAAATGAAGACGGCGGCAAATGTTCAACGAACATATCAGTTTGTCCCCACCCCACGTCAATCGTGAAATCTTTCGATTCAGCAATATCGTGGATATGGGTATAAACTGTATTGTAAGGAGAAGAACCTGCGCCAGCATATGGATCATAAACCATTTTGAGTCGCCCTTTGTGGTGTTCTGAAGATACGACTTGGAACCTAAAACGTAGGGTCCCTCGCCAATATCTAAATGGCAGTGCAGCTACACAAGTGGCGGACATGTGAATCTCGTCACCATATGTGCGTGTGATACAAGGATCAACATATGTGTTATATATTAGTTGCTCCTCAATATAATCTGTACGCCATGGAAAGGAAAACACCAACGATTCTCTGCACGCAATACTCTGTATGGTCATTTCATCTTGTGGAGGCAGACCCAAAATTGTAGGATCTATCGACACTTCTTGCTTAATGTCCACACTAAGCTTTGCGTTATCGCTTGGACAGTTAGTGTTCGCGTAATTATTTTTCGCACATAAAACTGTGACATCTTTATCGATTATAGTAGGCGCAGAGAAGCCGAACAAAGAAGAAACTCTGCTCAACACCTTAGCACCAACCTCAGTCGCACGGGCGAATTTCCCAATGAAGGGAATTTCACTTAATGATCCGGCGACTCTTGCCACAGTCATGGCTGGTTTGGAAATGGGGCCACTTGCGTATTCATCTGACTCTGCCATAAACCTAGCGCGAAGCTTATCATTTGGTGACAACATTTCGGAGGGTGATGGCGTATGATGGGTAGGAATGGAAATTTTCACATTCTCTGCCCAAGCGAACACGGATATGGTTATAGGATTCGTTGATCCATTTGCATGCTTTAATGCTTGCTTAGATGCAATGGTTATCTTTCCCATTTCAGTCCATTCCTTCTCCACGATATCTAATGCATTTCGTGGATAAAAGAACGGAAGCTCAAGGGTTCCACCTTGAGATAATGTCGGATTTATAAAGACATGTGGCTTTTGACTGGCCACTACAAAATCCTGCGCGACCAAATCCCGCTCATACCTAAAATCGTTCCTAGTATGTAAGGGATCATAGAACATCATAGCGCGCCCATAATAGAAAGCGTTGCCGTTAATAACAACTTTAACTTTTAGTGTGCACTGTAACATTCGATAATTGGAAACACGTTTGAGATTTTCTGAATCTTCCCAAAACAATGTCCAAGGGTCAAAATGCGCAGTAAACTGCGATCCGACTGCCCAATCTGCATTGTAAATTTTGATCGGGCGAGAGAACCAGTCAGATAATCTAACGTCCTGAATCATATCATCAGAACGAAAGGAGTCCATAACTGTTCCTCTAGAATCTTGGAACGCTGCTGAAGCATCATTAAAAGTAACTGTTTGCTCAACATGTTCCGTTGGTGATGGATTTCCGAAGTCCATCGGCTTCTTATTAAATTGATAATTTGGATTGCGGTATTATTTAGACGTCACACTACTCTCCGCAGAGTGTGTGCGGTTGTAAATTTATATACAGAAATGAAAGCCTATGCAAATATGAAAATATACAAAGTTATTATACATGGTAACCAATACATTACTGAATCTTTGCTTTCCCGTAGGAGGCCAAGATCATCAGCCCATTTAAGAATTGGCAGGAAGGTTGTTCTCCTTCCATTGTTGGACAAGTTCATCAAAATCTCTCTCAAGATTCTTATCATAAACTCGGGCCATTTCGCACACCTGTTTAAGTGTTTCGCGGCGCGATTCATAAATCTCGCGCCCGTGCAGGAACCACTCTCTAATCGCATCTCCAATCGATGCGACAGCGTCGTCTTGTCTAGCCCCAGGTTCATCGGGGCATGAGCAGTATTGCAGTTGGCGAAATATCGATGCTTCATCGATTGCTCCTACTCTGCATCCTAGCTCAGGGATGAAAACACTCTTTCTTTTCAAAAAGTCGAGATCATCCAAAGGCCAGAAACCTAGTTCAGTTTCTTCCTTGTTGGGAGTGGTGATTTTCATTCCAATTGTGGCGAGATAATCTCTATAAATAGTAAAAGAGATAACTCGACGTGCACGTTCATGCACTGAACTCTTCAGATCATCACCATAAGTTCCCAAAGCGACATTGTCCCTAAAATTCCCAGGGAGTGTGATATTGTGTTTCATCAACTCTGTGAAATAACAGCAACGGACGAGTAAAGAATTATCCATGCTGTTTCCGTGTACAGTCAATGAATTGCCTGATATCCACATCCACACACGCACCATAGTTCCATTCCACGATATGTTGGGATTGGTCAAATCTGCGAGTAATGCCTCCATAATCGATAAAGATTGTGGATCATACCCTAAAATTCGAGCCAATCGAATCATAATAGTCATGGAAGCGTTGGTCACGTTGACAGCTCGTTTCAAATCGTAATTTTCGTAATCCAATCCGAAACCCAAGCCGTCCTTCGCGAATCGCTCAAGGTACGTCATTAAATCATCCCAATCAGGGCCGGCGCAGTTAATTCCAACTGCGCACTCCGCCGTTTTAGGGTGATGTAACAAGAATTCAAGAACTGGCAAGTAAAATTGACGCAACACTATAGTGAACGCTGCCTGCTGCACGTAGATTAAGCGTACTTTATCTTTCGTTAGCTTCACAGCCTCATCCTTAAAGCAAGCATGCGCAAATACATTTGCACGCTCACCTTTAGAGTAATGCGACATTATCCTGTCATACTCAACCTGCACGTCGGGAGGCATCTCCCATTGTTTTGGCCGAGTTTTGTCCTCGTGGGGAACAGGTATGAACACACTGTCCTTACGTCCCAATTTGGGGAGCCCAATCGAGGTTTTCATTTCGATGGGCTTAATATGGGGGCGTTCGTAGACACCGTTGATTGATTCATCCACACTAAGTGGTTTACACCAACCGGGGTGTTTTAATTTCCATTGTTCCGCCTGCTTTTCTAGTGGAGCGATATAATCTTCCACTGCTAATCTTAGCACGTGCGGATCAACGTCATCCGCTCCCAATTCGATAGCCTCAATGGCCCGATTGAATTGGGCCCATTCGGGCTTAAATTTGGGTGGTCCGTATTCCGTTTGGACTCCAAAACACTCATTTACTGCGTCCTTCAATAATGAAGGTTTAATTTCACTTTTCGCAGTTGCCCGCAACGGGCACTGACCAAGCACTTCCACATTTCCTGTGGATCCTACTCTGCCGTCATGAAAAACTGCGGCATGAGGGTGGGCACTGCCCGGTGCATACACCGTCTGCCCCATTATAGAAGTGGGAACAGAAGTTGGTGTGGCCAAAGGGGTGTTTGGATTCTGCTGAAACAGGATCTTCTCACAAAAGTCGTAATCGCCGCGCAGCAGCGATTGGGCGATGCCTTCTCTCTTATTTGTAACTAAAGAGAATGCCTCATCCCTACCAGCAATGTGAAAGCCTAAAATGGCCCCATCGCGACGATCAGCGACTAGTGGCGAACCACAATGGCCCGGTGATGTATGGGACGATGAATATTTGTACACATCCTTAACATCTCCGAGCATGGTGTCAGCAGTTTGTAAATAACCAGCACATACTGACTCTTCAACGTGCACACCATCCATCTTTAATACTAGGTTGGCGGGCACATGTCCATCGGCCATCACTTTTGGTAACATTCCTCGGACATCGGCAAACGTTGACGCCTTTGACAGATACACAAGGCACAGATCTCTGTTCGGGATCGGCACGATGCTATCTGGATATAGCGAAGAAACACCCTGGATTCCTGATTTCGAATTCCATTGTAATCGGATTTTACTACATTTCCTCAGGGGTTTATTGTAATCACTATCTTCATGGAAGAAATGCAGAGGCATGACGCACACATTGGGACGAATCCCTGTTGCGCGACAACAGCCCTTACCATCTTCTCTGTAAACGGTGATAACATTGTTCTTCAAAGCGTTTATAACTTGCGAATTTGATCTGTTCATCTCAACTGATGCTACTGGAGGCGTGGATTTGAATAGGTTGAATGTTGTAAACCAACCACTCTTTCGATCCTCGCCATCTTGCATCTCCGGCTCACGCTTACGCCACGTATTCCACATCACGAGTCCGGTTAAAATAACTCCGGCTACTCCTGCAGCATGGACGATACCAGTGTTGTACTCTTCGCAAGATGCTCTAGCCCGTTCCCACAACTGTCGTTGTAAAACGGGACTTCGATCAATCTTGTCCTGCAACATTTGGTAGCGCCGTGGCGCGCCCAACCAGGCCCTATAGGAAAGGGCTCCGTAAACAGCCATCGATGTCAAACTTCCTATCATTACTGAAGTAGCTACTGGGCTCTTCAAGCACTGATACAAGCTTTGTGCAGCAAATGGGATCGCTCTATTGAAAAGACTAGATCCTGGAATTTGAACTGCGAAATCGGCAATTTTCGATAATCCTGGTTGAATACTAGGCACGTGAGCAACTACAGATCGCGCGGCCTTGTCAACAGCCGCGAATGTTTCACTAAATCTTGGAGCACTTCGTGTGGGGGGCATCGTAAACGTGCTACCAATAATGAAATACTCGCCATCAAATGGCGGCATCTCTTCTTTGGCAGCCGAACATGCCGAGAAAGATAGGTATTTAAACATCTTCTCAACAACGTCGTCCTGTTTCTTTTGCACCCTATGTGGTCTTTCGATCAACGTGGAACATGCATACACACTGCCAACAATTAAACTGGCAGGTGCGAATCTTGGGTTGCACACAGTAAAAGCATAGTTTGCAAGGCCAGTAATCAGACCACACAACAACGACTTCTGCAACAGAACTCCTGGTGGGATCAATTTTTGGTCCTGGGCAGCAACGGCCCACATCAATTTATCCTTAAAATAACGGAAAAATCTGTGGGATGACACCCTTTCGGGCACCAACGCTATGGCTCCTGCCATCATCCAGTCTGTTACATTGTTAATTTCAGTCAGTAGTTCGTGATCCATTATGCCACTCACTTTCTCATCAACCCTCAAAATGTTATTGAACCAGTCAAGAGGTGCTAACCATCTGTTGACAGAGGCGAACGACGCCCTCACCACCGCGTTGGCAACCGTAGTCAATAATGACTCGGGTTGGAATGGCGCTTGTCCAAATCCTGCAAAAACCACTGGTGGTGGCCTAACAGGTTGGGTTCGCAACCAAGGCGGAGGGGGAGCGACATGCCCGCTCACAACTGATGTTAACTCCATCGGTTCCGGGGGACGGAAAGATACTGTTGAAGCCCCAGATGGTGCTGGGGGCGTCTCAGTGCGCACGGTTTGCTGATCGCAAACACATCCGCGCATGGTGTGACACTTCAAACAATGCTTTTGTGTTCCTTTCTCCATGTTCTTTTTGTATTTCTCTCGTTCCTTTTCGCCATGTGTAATGGCGCGGGAAACGATGAGATGTTCTAATTGCCTGATGTTAATTCCATTAGCTACGATCGATACACCATGCCAGTTGAAGCGCAAGTATTTTCGGTACTTGACTCCATCTTCATAATATAGTTCGTAAACATCGAAATCCCAAACATCCGGGTAATCATCTACTTTGAACATTGGATTGTCAGTATCAAGCGCACCTCGATGATTCTGATACTCTGGCTTTACAGTCATAAGTATATTCACATATCTTCGAAAGTACGCACCCGGCTCAGACATCAAGTTCTTCAAAGGTTCTTCTTCATTAGCGCACATGGTCGTGCAATAATGCCTACAAACTATGGATGACTTATTGTCCAAGTCGGATCTGACAGGCTGGAAAGGGGTGTTACTCACAAGTGCAAGGGAAGTTGCAACAGCACTGTTGATAGTGGTGTTAAACTCCTGCTTCGTAGGCGCTATTTCATCAATGTGGATCGTTTCAGTTTCATTTGTTAATTTATCCTGATACTTATCTGCCAGATTGATTGTAGCAGCGTACTTGGGATTATACTTCCTCCCAAGCCCTACAGCAACACAAGTGCAGATGTGGGGAACAATGGAGGATTTACCCGTTCCAGGGGGGCCGTAAATAAGATAGCCCTGTGAAGCCTCAACGAAATCAACATTAGCGTCAATCTTCCGACAGTTCTCGTAAAAGTCAATGATTGGCTTAACTACAGTGTTTGCTAACACTGCAGTAGTGCCACAAGTTTTATATTTCAAAATCTTATGGCAATCCTCTATCATCGATTTGAGTTCCTCAAACATGGCGGAACGAAGCGCTTCAGTCTCTGCCGTTTTCACGGGTGAGAAAATAGTGCTCCTAAGATTATACCAGTGAATATATCTGGCTTGAATCTTATACAACTGACTAGTTGATAATTGCATGGGCTTCAAAGATCGTTCTCTCAAACACGCCAATCCAACAGTGGAAACCCAATGATATGTAGAAACAATTGCATCTAACAAATCAAAAGCTTCAATTTCCTCTGCTGCTTTCGCGCGCATGAAAACATCAATGAGACTGTGGTTAAGCTTCACGTTACTGATTTTGCAAGCAGCAACGGCACTAACAGTCCCAATAATGTAAACTATCTTCTTTGCGAATTTAGCTGTCTTCAAACCCTCCCAAACAATGGCTAAGCCACTGCTAGCTGGGGAGGACTCTTCGCCAGCGGCCTCTGCGGAAAACTTGTCACTAATTGACATGTCAACCCCATCGGCTAAATCTCCCGCACAAAAGTTGCGTATATAATCAAATATCGTCACAAGCACACTGCCCTGTACATAGTATTTCAAATACATTGCACATGAGGCGATGGCCTGTTCAAATGTTTGATCAGCACTCAACTTGTAAGCAAACAGAATGAGACGTTCGAGGTGATTTATCACATCTCTTGCGAGAGTGTTACCTAAAACATTCTGTGCATTAGTGCGGATCTGTTCCCAAGGTCCGGGAACAGCCGGGGGGCCCGGTTCAACGGGCTCCATGTCGGAAACGTCATCATCAGACTTCGATTCCAACTCAACATAAGGGCAGGGATAATATGGAGAAAACCCGACTTCCGGGTGATATCTGTCCTCCTTGTCCAAATATGTTGGAGGGCCACCATGAGTTGGTGGCCGACACCGCACCTTATCTTTGATTTTAGTTTGGTGCCTTTTAACATCCTTACAAACTTTTGAATTGGATGTCCGTGGCTTGTCAAAGCCACGCTTCTCATCATCGCGCTGTTTTCTAGCGCGATGTATCTGTTGGTTGCACAATTTGCGAATTGTGCCTTTCTCTTGTTTGTGCGCTTCGCGCACATCATTATTCATTTGTTTCAAATCTTCTAACACAATACTGGGCGAAACGCCCAAATTTTGGCAGAATAAATTATAATCGCTTTCGCATTCCTCCCCTACGCTATTAAACGGACCGGAAGGTGCTAATTTATTTTTATTATTTTTATTTGTTTTTATGTTTTTATTTAAAGTGGAAAGAGAGTTCGTCATTTGGATCATATATAAATACACGACCCAGATGAAGAACCCCCTGACAAATGTCAAGGAATTCAACTCTGGTCCCAGCGAGGTTACTCACCATCCTCCCATCCAGGATTTGATCCCTGGGCGGTCCGGCTTTCGACAGTAACACAGCTCCCCATGCAAGCATGGGGCATACTGCCACTGGGCGGGCATGTGCGGCCCTGGTTACGTAAACGTGTTGTTCCTAAACCTCATCGGTAAAGGCACGTTCCCGCTAATAACCTGTGAGCGTACCCAACTCACGCGCTATATAAATTCTAAGAATCGCAAGCGCCGGTTCATATTCATCATAGATGAATGGGTAATGCGGCTGTTACACCCTTCCCGTATCCCTCTCTCGGAGGGGCGGGGCCAATACGTTCCTATCTGGTTATGGCCAACGTATTGCTGATGGCTCTGTAAGGTCGTTGATTACGACGATAGTTCGGAATTTCTTATCGAAAAATTCTGATCAGTGATAAACGGGTCTGTGACCAATTAGGTGACATATACTGGAAAATTCACAGTCATGGACTCGCGCTGAAAGCGCATACCATCGTTATGGTTAATCTAGGTCAATAGTCACCGAGCTTCGCGTTTGTAAAATCAAATGTGAATAACGCTGTAAATTCACAACTATATCTTATGTAATGAAACTTACGATATATTAACACCCTAGTTTGCAGGGTGTGGTGTTGTATACCATCTTATCATGGTTACGGGTTTAAATATTAATTTAGTACCGTCATTATGACTTGTTCTAGTTCTAAACAACACCGAACTTCGTGTTTGTACTACGTCGTCATCACAGTAACACTATAAACTGTGATGACGGAAATAAACTGGTGGGTTTATGCCTTAAATAACAAAAGAATTCAGAAAAGTTATTTATAAGGTCTTCTAGCGATGCAGTGTATCTACACAAAACAAAAATGTTCTATGCAAACAATTACACATCACTAAGCATTACGTGGATCTAAAGATCCACG